TGCCTAAATCAGCTACGGCTGTTTTACCGTTAATCGTTGTGACATTTACTATGTTTGGTGCTGCCATTTTTTATTCTCCTATGCTCCTTTTAACCGAAAACTATCGCCGCTGCAATAGCTTTTCCCATTGATATACCACTACTTTCAGCAAAAGACAACTGTCCAACTCCAGTGGATCCAGAACCTGAAACACTCTCTACTTTTAAAAATCTATCTGCTGTAACATTTCCAGTGGGAAATTTTAGTGTATAGCTTTGCCCAGAGCTATGTGGGGGTGATTGAAGTTTAATCCCGTGGGAATTAGACTCACAATTTAGCTGAACAGTTCCTGGATTTGTTGCACCAAGAACTTCTAAAAATCCTGTTCCTTTTGGACCTACTTTTAAAGTTACGTTTGAGTCACCACCAGTTGCTTTAATTGATGGCGCATTACCTGTTGCAGCATTTGTTATATCAATTTGGTTTACTGCAGATGAAGTTGTTTGAAATATTATCTGCTCATTTCCATTCTCATCGTTTATTCCATGTGCATCATCGAATGCAATATTAAAATCGTTTGTATCTAGATCGCCACCTAATTGTGGTGATGTATCATCAACAACATCTCCACCAGTTTGAACCTCGATTATCTTAGGGTTTGTCGTATCTGGATTACCAGATGCAAAAACTATAGCTGTTTTTTTATTAGTAGCTCCAAAAGTAAAGCTATCGCCAGATCCTGTAGCATATTTAAATTGAACTGTATAAGAACCTGTGCTTGAATTTTTTAATA